AGTGAGGATGAAAAGAAGCAGGGAATTCCGACTGGGCTTTTGCGTCCAGAAAAAAAGGTTGACGATGATCAAATGGCTGACTTTTCTACTCCTATTGAGGAACTTACAGGACCGAGTCCCATGTCTCAGCCCGAGGCTCCCTCTATGATGATGAACATGCTTCCGAGCGGCCCGGCTCCCGTTCGGCCCAAGAAGAAGGCTGCGTCATCCACGTATCCCTTTGGTCTTACGAACGAGCAGTTCTACGCACTTCTTGCCGGTGTCGCGGCGGTCATTGCGCACTCTGAGCCCATTCAGGGGAAGCTGAGCAGCATGGTCCCCAAGTTTCTGGCCGAGTCCGGAAAGCACACCCTCACGGGCACAATTGTCACCGGTATTGTAGCGGCTATTATTTTCTACTTTGCTCGCAAGTTTATTGCTGAGCGCTCTTAACCACGTCGCCGCAATAGTTTTTGGAAGCATTCACTTCTGAGTAAATACCCTTGTCGGTCGCAATCTTCATGAGTTTATTAAAATTTTCCCAAAAAGAATTTGAATGATCATATTCCGGAACCGTCATGTGTGCGAGCTCATGGAGAAGCACATAGGTCGCCGAGTTTACATCGTCTCCGTCAAGGCAGATGTAAATTTCGTACCCTTTGTTTACGTTAAGACCTATGGCACCACTCGACTTGTCCCAATTGAGACGGCCTGTAATTATAGCCGGTTTGAGAACTGGATGCCACATGGGATCCCCGGTCGCCCTGAGGGCATCGAGTGTCATCCAGTATTTCACCTTGAGATCATCGAGAAGTTTTGGGCCTTTACATTTCATGAAAATTATTGCCCACGCGATGATGAGAATCACCGTGACCACGATCCAGATCATTCCTATTATTACGAAAGACAAATTTTGTGTACATGTCAGAAATCATTCCATTCGGTCTCAACATCATTGGCTCCCATGTAATTAAATCAAATTTCAATTTTTTTAATTTTAAAATTAAAATTGATCCATCCAGAATGGGTTCATCTCTAAATTCTCCTCCATAGAATGGTCCATCAACTAATTTAATGCTTACGTGATGTGAAAATTTTTTAATTATATTTCCAATGGAATCTTGAAAAATATTGTCCGGGTGACACATGACATCGATTCGATCCTTCTCGGGGGTGATCCCCATGAGGATGCCCCCCGGTCGAACACACCGTGTAATTGCATGTAATGATTCATCCAAAATTTGTTCATTAATAAATAAATAATGTAATGAAAAATTATAACACACAACATCCCATGGCTGAGATGTTGGGACGGTTCGGATGTCACCTGGTTCTAAAAAATTAATATCAATTTTAATTTTTTTTGATCTTAAAATTGCTTCGTCCATGGATGCCTTGTCTGGATCGACGGCATCGACCCGTGCCCGGACGCCCTGCCATTTCCAGAGGTCCCCTCCCCGGCCACATCCGCAATCGAGGACACGGTCTCCGGGACGTACCCAACTATTTATCAAATCTTTTTTGCAATTATTGTGCAAATTTCTAAGATTCATATGGCTTAAAAGATACACGCCCGTTTCTTTTATATGGCGACTCTTGAGGCTGATCTGACCTGCATTCCCGGGCAGTATTTTGCGTGTATTTCCTTTGTCGGTCCGGACCTTCCCCAGAAGAATGAGAAGTTTGGTATCAAGCTCCGTGGTGCGTTTGCGACCCGTGAGGAGGCTGCGACCCACGCGAAGCGTCTGCAGCGCGAGGATGCAACCTTTGACATTTACGTGGTCGACATGTACAAGTGGCTGCTCATTCCCCCGGAGCGCGAGAACATTGAGGACGTCCACTACCAGGATGCCAAGCTCGAGGAGATTATGAGCAAGTACCGTGAGAACCAGTCTCAGGCCGCCTCGATGTTCGAGCGTCGCAAGCGGGACATGTTGGCCAAGCCCGGACCGGGTGAGTTTCCGTACATTGACCCATCCGACGAGAACTCCAAGTACTACACAAAGCCGGACGTGCCACCCATTCCCCACCCGGCCGACCTGCTCGACGACCTCAAGAAGGAGTTTCCCGATGCGACCATGGACGAGCTGGTTGCCAAGGCGGATATTCGCGTGGCTGCCGAGGTTCTTCGTCGTCGCGAGGCGGCGGTCGCCGGGGCGACTTCCGAGGAAGTCCCCCCCTCAGAGACTCAGGTCGCGGAGGATGTTCCGTCTGTTCAGTAAATAATAACTATTAATATAAATGATGATATTCAAGGTAATTGGTGTCATAATTGTCATAGGTCTTATATTTGTGACCGTTGTGCGACTTGTGCCACTTGTTCCTTCAAAAATACCTCAACCTGCTTTTTTTAAAGACAGTCAGTTTGAGGTATTCAGGGATATGGAACCCTCGTCTCAGACGAGGGAAAATCCATGGGTCGGTTTTCTTCAGGAAGATGTACACGCAAACAGGACAGGTCCTGTAGGTAACTTTAGGGGAGCCGATTCACATTCAGGGAATGCGAAGCTTTATAAATTTACTTCTGAATAACAATTGGGCGCATACTTACAAATATCACGCCGATAACGACTCCGATGAGAAGTATCGTGATTGGGTTCATATTTTTAAAGAGCCCGTCGGACTGAGCGACGGGTGCCGGCTCGCTCACCTCGAACTGGAGCTGTTGGGGTTGGGACTGGGGTGGCTCGGGGTCTTCTCTTTGTAGAAACGGAAGACTCTCCATCTGTACTGTCATCATCACTCTCACTTTTATCTGGTACTACAAAACCATCTAAATTTCCATATTCGTCGGCATCTGATTCGTCATCTTCCTCGTCAGATCCAGTCTCGATACCGGACCCGTCGTCATCGGGGTCGTTACTGTCGTAATCTTCCGACGCGTAGTCGTCTTCGACCTGTTCGACAGGGACATACCGATCGGGCGCCTTGGAGACGCGTCCCGAACGCGTCTTATTGACCATGAGATCTGACTGTACTGGGGATGAAGCTGATTCCATCTTCTGGGTAATCATCAAACGTCTCGTTTAAGTACTTTGGAAAGAACTGAAGTCCTTTTTTTACGGCATTTTCGTTAATTGCAAATTCTCCTTCAAAGCCAAGGCTGTTTCCTATTCTCTGGAGTTCTTCCTGAATAGAGCCATCTGTAGAGGTTCGAATACCCATACCAAGATCTCGTATATTCTCGATAGCATGATAAAGAAAGGTTGCGGACCTATCTAGGTCTCCCGATAACCCTTTCTCAAAACCTCTTAAATTAGCTAAGAAGCGTTTCCAGCTTTCCGGGTCCAGCCCCGAATACGGGTGGATCATCTGTTCGTACTTCTGAAACTTTCGCTGGGGGTCCATTGGGGAATATGTCCATAAAAATATTACAAACAGGACTACCAACAATATCAACATCTTTCAGTTGCTCTATTATAGATGGAGGAAGAATATGTTCCTGGCCTCGAAACTCGCGGCAATCCTCGTCAAAGCACCTCTGAGAGATTCTCCCACCCTGGACCGCGAACCAAATATGGTTCGACTTGTGTTCGCGTCTAATATTTTCGCAGAATTTGGAGTCGGTCTGGGCGTACCACCCGTCATGTGCGTGTCTCTGAACCTTTTTGATAGTTGAATTTTTCTGACCCATGAGTCGTCTCTGGATAAACTCATCGAGGCCGTCGACCTCGACGGTCGTTGTGAGAGTTCTCGGGTCATCGGTGTGTGTGCGGACTGAAAACAGTTTGAGTATTTCTTCGTTTGGTTCTTTTGAAAACTCTCTGTTGGTCCCGAGCTCTCGCCATGGGATGTACGGGTCTCCTGATGGCTTTTTGTGAGACCAGAGCATTCGAAGCCCGGAGCCTCCATAGACTGACGCGTCTATGATGGAGGCCCACGGCCCTTCCCCGAGAGCCAGTATAATCTCAGACCTGAGCCTGAGAGCCTCGGAACGATCGACAGTCATGTCGGGCCAGTGAATGTGAACGCCCGTCTTGATTCCCTCTTTGACCGGCCGATGCTTTGTTCGAGCAATGAGACACCGACCTCTGCTCCCAATTGCTGCATGAATTATTTCACAAAATTTCAAAATATCTTCATCACTTAATTTTTCTGGATCTTTGTAATCAAAATCTATGAAAAACTTGAAGCGCGTCGTCTTCTGTTCGACAACGTAGAGCTTTGTACCGCCCTGAATAGTCTGAATGTACTCCCGGAAGAATTCGTCGTTTTCTTCCGGAGGGACACTGAGTATACCACCGTCCATAAGGACATGCGTGGCCGAACCGTTTGGAATTCGCCACCGTCCAATCATATTGTAAATTATAAGCCTTAAAACTCTAAGTCTAGTCTTCGTCAGAACTATCTTCAAATATCCGCTTGATTATGTTTTTCTTGGGCGCCGGAGGAGGAGCCGCAGGAGGTTCCGGAACGGCGGCCGCCTCGCGTTCATTTTCAATTTTTTCAATTTCATAACACAATTTTATTAAATTCATCTCCTGAGCGAGTTGCTGAGGGTCAGACCCGTCATTGCGAAGGGCCGCGAGAATCTTGGCAAACTCAAGTTTTGAACGAGTCATATATTTGAATCGAGTTATTTTATACCGTCGAACCACGCAGGTTGAATGCAGTTTTCGTTGTCGAATGGAGAGCCTGGTGAAACTCTGGGTTTTCAAGAACATGCGTTCGAACCATAGGCCAGATGTTTGGTTTATTTGTTATATTTTCAAGAGTTTCAAAAACACAATCGTCATTCTCATCGTAATTGCGGCGGTACGGGACCCGGCTCGACTCCATTTTGTCCTTTTCGTCTGAAAACTTTCTGAGTATAGTTCCCTGTTCAATTTTTGACATTGGTAAATCAAAAATATAGACGTGGTAGGTGTTGTGAGCCGTGACGCCGTCTTCGATATCCCTGGGTTCAGGAGTATCAGTGACAAATTTAAAATAGGAGTATGACCCCTTCTTTAGATTTATCGTGCCCCGTGTTTCTTCTTCGAGTTCTCGAACCGCACATTGCAGTGGGTTGAAAATCTCGCGTCGGCGACACCCGCCTGTCACGAAAGTCCACTCATTGTACCGGCGGTCTCTGACCACCAAGAAGTGTTTGACGTCGTTAATCGTGCTGACTGGTATCGCCATTGCTTTGTGGCGCTCTCGGGTCGCCATTTACTATCATTTCTGGAGCAAAAAATTTCTGTAGTTTTCCCCGTCTGGGTTCGTAGGTTGCCAAAAAGACCATGCACGCCAAGGCAAGCCAAGCGACCCAGTGCATTTTGTAATTGGTAATTAATTTAACTGGCGTACAGGAGCCCGCCGGTGCCCTGCATTATCCGGAGCACGTTGTAGTTGACTGCGTACAGGTAGGTTGTCGGGTACTTGATGGTTGGGCAAAGGCCGAGGACACCGTTGGTCAGGAGGGGGGGCGTCACGATACGGTAGGTGTCGAGGCGGGAGAAGTTCAGGGTGCCGGTCGGCTGGTGCTTGGAGGTGTCCAGACAGAAGGAAATGACCGCCACGTTGGCAGTCTGGTTTCCGTGCATGTAGCCGAAGGGCGTGTTGTAGTAATGCGGCACATCGACCCAGTGGGGCAGCGGCTTGGAATCTCCACCGTCAACACCGTTAATCTGGGTCTTGAACTGGTAGTTGGCGGTCGTCGCTGAACCGGTGCCGTTGGCATACAGCTGGGAGTAATTCACTGCCGGGAAGGCGAGGAATTTGACAGGCTGGGCCAGAGCAAACTCCTGGGTCGGGTTGGTGCCCATGACTGCGCGCTGCACCTGGGTGACGAGCAGGTCGTGCTTCTCCTTGGCGAACCAGTCGCGCTCGCCCTGGTCCAGGTAGATGAAGTTGGCCCAGGACTGGAACTGGAGGGAGGCGTAGGTCGTGGTGGAGGTGGTCGTGCCCAGATCTCCAACGAACGAAACCACGGTATTCAGAGGCACAACCTGAGCTACAGCCGTTGCCGGGAAAGCGACTG